ATGTCCGCGAAGATCTATCGTCCCGCAAAGACAGCCATGCAGTCAGGCAAGGCCAAGACGCATCTGTGGGTGCTGGAGTTCGATCCGGAAAAGCCGCGCACGATTGATCCGATCATGGGCTACACCAGCTCCGGCGATACGCGGCAACAATTGCGGCTGACCTTCGAGACCGCCGAGCAGGCAATCGCCTACGCCGAGCGCAACGGCATCGAATACCGCGTGATCGCGCCGAAGGACGCGACGCGCAAGAACGTGTCCTATTCGGACAATTTCCGTTTCAACCGGATGCAGCCCTGGACCCATTGAGGTCCGGAGCCGCTTCGCATGGGCGTTTGCCCAACGGGGCCCCTTAGCTCAGCTGGATAGAGCACCTGCCTTCTAAGCAGGTTGTCGCAGGTTCGAGTCCTGCAGGGGTCGCCAAACCATCATCTAAGTAACTGATTTCATTGAAGGTGCGACCGAACAGGGTTATAGGTGCGACCTACATTCTGTTCGCGAGGCGTTCCGAAGCGGCCTTCGCGAGCCGCTTCTTGTCGGCTTCTTTCGTGTAGACTTCGGCCATCGCGAGCCGGGTCCAGCCGTACATTGCCATCAGCTCATGAGCCGTCGCGCCTTCGTCGGCGGCTATGGTGGCGCCCGCCTTCCTGAGCCCATGCGCTCGGCACACATCAGGCAATCCAGCGGCCTTGCACTGCTTCGCGAACCAATTCCCGAATGACGCTCCAGAACTGAACGGCTTGCCGTTGGCGGTCGTGAGAAATGCCATGTCCCCAGTCGGCGTGGCCTCGATAGATTCGAGCAGTTGCTTGAAAACGGGCAGATATACCCACGCGCCTGTTTTCCCCGTCCGCAGCGAGATAACGCCGTCCTTCAAATGCTGTCGGCCGACGACAATTGCATCGGATCGGCGCAGGCCGAGGAAGAGCAGAATGTCGATTGCCAGGCGCGGGCGCGTCCCGACCTTGTGGTGAGCCCTATACTTCTCGACCTGGTCGACGGTCCATGTGTGGAATCCGTCCGATTTCACCGAAACCTTGCTGATGCCGATCACCGGGTTGACCTCGAGGTGCTCCGCTTCGACCGCCCATTTGAACAGGTGGCTGAACGTTTTCAGGAGATTGTTCGCTGCGTTTGGCGTGGCGGCGCGCTTGTCGATCGCCTTCTTGATGTGCGCCTTTGTGATGTTCCCGAACTGACCGTCCGCGTTCTTCGGATCGGCAAGTAACTGTTTCAGGATGTTGTCGCGCGCGCGCCGGGTTGCTGGCGCCAAGGCTGCGAAGGCAGCGCTGCGCTTGTATTGCCCCACAAGCCATTTGAAAGAGCCGGTCTGCGACTTCGGCTGTTCCGCGGCGGGGCTCGATCCGGTCAGAGCCCGCTCATATGCCGCGTTGAATTCGTCGCTGCCATATTCATCAGGCAGCCGAATGCGCTTCCCGTTCCGCTTGAAGTACCAGACAAGGCGCCCGTGGCGGGTCTTTTCGTGTGACAGGAACGGTTTGCGTGGCATGTCGCCCATCAGAAATCAAAATCCTCATCCTTCGCAATCTGTTTCTTCGCGTCCGCAGCGGGGATATCGGGGGAAACCCCGACGCGACGGCCGTTAATTTCAATCCAGACGGTCACGCCTTTGGATTTCGCTACATCGGCCATGCGCTTCAGGTCGGCGGCTTTGACAAGCGCGGGTGTCGTCATCCTTCACCTCCAGCCGGCTCTGGCGCTGCGTTGAGCATGGCTTCCCACCCAGAGGGGCCATCATATCCGCCCGCAGCATTCAAGCGAGCGATCCGCCCGGCTTCGATCATATCTGGTGTGGGCTCAATCGGAACTAGCTTCCAGCCTTTCGGAGCGGTCATCATCGCCTGTCCGATCGCGAGCATGATCTCCATTGTGCTCATCGGTCTCGGAGGGATGCCTACGATGGATTTGACGTAGTCGCGGATTCCCTGGGGCAGGGCGTAGTATTCGCGCGTTTCAGGGCTCGCGTTGGTGAGGTCGGGGATCATGGCTTCTTCTCTTCCGGTGCGGCCAGAAGGCCCTGAGATGTGATGCGTTCGTGAACAGTCTCGCCGGTAGGCAGCAGGATTTGACCGAGAAATGCGGCGTCGAAAGATAAAATCCCGGTCTCCACGGCCGTCAACTGGCCTTTGATCCAATCGCGGAGGATCGACCACACGGCAATCTGGCCCTTCTCAAGGGCGCGGCGCTCGTGCTCCACCCTCGTCATCCGCATTCGATTCGAATACGGGTTCTCGCGCAGCCAGGCGGCGGCATAGCCTTTGGCGCTGGCGCTCACCTGGACACCGCGGCCGCGATACTCGAACTGGATAATGACCTTGCCCTCGGCGAAGTCTTCCATCGGAGCAAACTTAGAGCAGCCAAACGCCTGAATGGTCTTGCGGATATCGTCCATAGCCGATCGGCCGGACGTGCTGTTGGAATAGGGAAGGCTCATATCAGCGGCGCTCCCCGTCGATTGCGGTCATGACCTTGGCGAGCCAGCGTCCGACCTTTTCGGGATAGAGCCACGCCCAAGTCAAGACGATCCAAGCCATAAAGCCGAATGCATCCATCACGCTTCGTCCCTCGACCGGAGCCCGCCGGCGTCGGTCAGCGTCTGGTTGTAAGCCGCGCGAAGGATAGCTACGCAGAGGGCTAATGCGGGCGATGCCGCCCATCCGGTGGATACGTCCTCAGGGTCGCAATGATCGGGGTGTACTCGGTTGAGGTGAGCCCAGCCAGGCTGCACGCTGCCGTGGCCGACACGCCAAAACCAGCCCGGAAGGATTTTATCCTTGAGGCGCAACGCGGCGTCTATCGACGAGGTATAGGCCGGGCGCACCATCTTGCGCCGCAGGTATGGTCCCCAAGTGTGCGCGCTATCCCCGGCAAGACCGCAGGCGATGTGGATTTCGCCATCTAGCTCGCGGTCCGGCCCCTTTGCCTTCTCAAGGCGAGAAATTAGTTCTTCGATCGTCATGCTTCGTCCCTCGACTTGAGCGCGCCGGCGTCGGCAAGCGTCTGATTGATGATTGCGGTTGCGAATGGTGCCGCGTCGTCGCCGAGATCGGTCCAGAGGCCGTGCAGGGTGAGTGCGAGCACATGCGGATTGATGCGCGCGGCGCGCCAAAAGCGCTCCTCGTTCATGCTGTGTTGCCGGCGGTGCTCGTCCGCGTGCAGCGGCAGAACCCAGCGATCGGAAACCTTGCTACCTTTGCCGCGGCCGTAATGACCAAATCGGGGCGCCGCGAACGACAGGTGCGCGGCTTGGACGCCGTACCGGCCGGACACACAGCACGGCAGCTCGTGGATGAAGGCCAGGTAGTTCTTGCTCTTCGTCGGCTTCCGCTTTGGTGTAGGATCCGGGCGAATGGAATTGGCGATGCGAAAACCGCTCATGGAACGATGACCTTTGCAGTGAGGAAGAGGACGTAAAGGCCAATCCCCAGCCGGACGGCTGCGGTGGCGTCTTTCCCTTCGAGGAATTTTCGGACGGAAGAGGTGATGAGGCCGCCAGCGATGCAAAGCGAAGCGAGATTGATCAGCGCCGCCATCAGACTGCCTCCCGGAGCATGTCTCTCTGAACCTGCTTGATTAGTTTTCCGCGCACTCGGATCACTCGGAGGACGCGCGCCTTGTCGCACTCGTAGGAGAACCCGGCGCGCACCGCGTCAGGATCCGGCGTCAACTCGCCGATCGGCTCGACCTCGTAGACCTTACCGCAGCCGGACCAATGCATGCAGGCGTAGAGAAGAGCACCGTGCATGTCGGTGCAAACGTAGACCTTGTTGGTATTGCAGACGCCGGCGGCGCCGAAGCGGGCCGTCGACGGTGCTTTCGTTGTCGCCGGCGGCAGGACGAACTGCCCTACGGTCAGGCCGCCGAATCCGCCGTGGAAGTAGCGAACGGTACCGGTCATCGGCGCGTCACCCGATAGAGATGGGTTGCGTATGCGCCTACGGCTTTCCAATAGACAGCCATTGGCCCTTTGTTTCGGCGCCAGCTCTCCTGGGCTCTTGCGCGCGCGTCGGCGGAGAGTTCCTTCAGGACAGCGGCCAGAGCTTCGCGGGCTTCCGGCGGCAAGGTTGCGAGGCGCTGCGATGCCGGAAGTGCGAGAACGGGATTTCTGACGGCGGGATTTTCGGAACGGTCGCGATCTCCCATTTCAGTTTCCCTCTCTCAGCAAGCGGAGCATGTCGGCTTGCTGCTCCTCAATGATGTGCTTGGCTGGCTTGTGCGCGCGGCGGGCCGCCTGAATGGCGGCGGCGCGTTCCTTCAGGTGAGGGTACCGCCGGTAAATGCGGCGGTCGCTGCGCCAGAGGATCCAGCGGGTGATTGCGCGACGGATGATCGTCTTCATGCCGCGGCTCCCGCGTTTCGCTGCGTGGTGCCGCGATCGACGCCGATCAGATCGTCGAGGAAGTCGAGGACGGCCGTTTTGCTTTCCTGGAACTCCTGCTTGCCCATGGCCTTCATGGACTGGCTTTTCGCCACGTAGCGGGTGACTGTCGCCTCTTTCACGTCGACGATAGAGAAAGCGTCGATCGGACGGATGAATGCTGCGAGCCGCATCGCTTCGGCCTTCGTGCTGCAGACGATCGTATGAGCATCGCAGTAACCGGTCCGGATTAGCGCATAGGCGCGGAGATGCTCGGCGGATTCGGCAAAGGGCAGGCCGGAATATTGCTCCGGAAGATTGCGCCAGGCATCGGCGACCGCGCTGAAATAATGCCTGTGGCTCGCCATGCTGCGGTCGTTGTGTTCAGCCAGCGTGTAGAATTCGCCAACCACAAACCGCTTGTCGCATTCCTTCGCCCAGTGACGATTGGCGGGATGGAACGCTTCGCCGCTCCATTGGACCATTACCGGTGACGTCATTTCACCCTCGCAAATTCGCCCGACTTCGCTTTTGCTGCCGCAGCATAGGCGGCCGCCGCTTCTTCCTTAGTCGAGAAGCTGCCAAGCCACTGCTGGCGTCCATCAACGCGGATGGTTGCTCGGTAGCGCCGCGTTCCGCTTTGGCGGCTCACGCCCTTGAGGCCAGATGTGTTTGTGCATGGTGCCGGCGACTTCGTTGCAGGCCTGAGATTATCCCAAGCGTTGTTGAGGCCATCGAGATCGCGATGATCGACCGTCTCCTGTGGCCATTCGCCCGTCATGTACAGATAGGCGAGGCGGTGACCAAGGAACGGCCAATCAAAAATGCGGATGCACCGATACGTGACGTTAGTGCTCGCTTTCCAATCGTAGCCGGCGACCTTCCCGGCATAGCGGGTGTTCCAAGTCTTCGGGCAGTCCGGCCTTATGCGCCATACGAAGATGCCGGTCGCCGGGTCATAATGCAGAATAGCCTGCAATATCTTCTGATCGAGGTAAGGTGCACCCATGTCTCACCCCGCCGCCAAAACATGATTGCGGAGCTCGGCATCGGAAGTGCCCATCGCCGGACGGCTTGGCTTGCGAGCGATTGCCGCCTCAATCTCCTTCTTTAGCGCAAGCGCGTCGCCCGGCTGCAAAGCCCAGAATCGTTTCAGAGGCTCGCGGTTCGCATCCCGCCACTTGGCAACGGTCTCCGGCGTGGATTCGTTGATGAAGCGCATAACCTCGTCGGCGAACTTCCCGACCGGCACGTTTTCGAGGGCCCAGTTGTCGCCCCATGTGACGGTGATGGTGTTGTCGGCGCCGATCACGCGCATGCGGTGATCCTCGCGTTCCTTCTCGACGACTTCGGAGGCGGTCAGGTCGAGAACCTTGGCGCGGTCCAACTCGGCTTCGTCATAGAGGCCGGTGAACTGTTCCGGCCAGCCGGCGCGCAGCGCTTGCATTTCGGCGCACTTGGCAATCATCAGGCGTGGCATACGCGCCCAGTTGCCGCTGTCGTCGAGCGTCTGTTTGCCGGTTTTGAAGCTCTTGCCGCTGTCGTTCTTCGCCCACTCGTCCTTGATTGGGGCGAACTCGTCCCAGAACGACTGCCCGGCGACCTCATACCATTCGTCCGACTTCGGATCCTGCTTCCACAGGTAGACCGTCGCAGATACGATGCCTTGAGGGTTCAGCGGTCCTTTCAATGACGGGTCGAACTCATAGGTCGGCGTCTTGCTCGCCGGCCTGTAATCGCCGCAGCGCTGCGCGATCACGCGCTGGCCGTCGCGGCTGATGATGATGGTCATGTTGCGCTTCTCGGCGTTGTTCTTCGAGAAGACCATCGGGATGATCTGCTTCAGGAAGGGGTCGAGGCGCTTGGCTTTGGCCACCTCCATGTAGAGGTTGAACTCGTCGTCGTTGCAGTCTTTTGCAATCGTCTGCTTAACAAGAGCGATCTGCTTGGCCGTCAGGTCGAATGTGGTAATCGCGTTCATGGTCACTTCCTCCGGACCGTGAGAGAGAATGAGCCGTTGTCGAGCGTTGCGCCCGGAATGGCGGCGTTCGCTTCGCGCAGGTCGGCGGTGAGGGCTTTCTTGTCGAGCTTCGGAGCGGGGCGCGGCTGCTCAACCCAGTACTTGGACGGGATATCGGCCTCATCGACTATGATCAGGCCGGCCGCGCGCTTCGTAAGCGACAGCGTGGCCGTCGGCAGCTTCATGGACGTTTGATCGGTCGCCAGCATCGCCTGTTCGATCAGGGCGCGGATGCGCTCGGCGCGCTTCTCGACAGCCTTGCGGCGCGCCTCGAACTCGGACTCCTTAGCTTTGAGCCCAGTCACGAGAACGTCGCACTCGTCGAGTTCCGCGATAGCCTCCTCGATGGCCTCCATGAGGTTCGTTTCGCCCTCGATGGTGTCGGCGACGAGCTCGGCGTCGTCATCGGCGCCCTGGTTGCGGAGATCTACGAGGAGGGCCTTTGCCGCCTCGGTCTGCCGGCGCACGTTGTGTTCGATTGCGGGAGCGGTCATCAGACGTTCCTTTCAGCGACGATTGCTTTGTGGACGTGCTCCGTCTTCCAGAAGCCAACGGCGAGGATGCCGAGGACGGTGGCCAGGAAGATCAGGAACAGGGAGGTGGTGTAGGTCGCGCGGTTCAGCTTGCTGATCGCGTCCAGATCGATGTTGCGGGCGGGCGGTAAATCGCAGCGACCGCATTCGCCGTAGCGCTGCGACGGGTCGCAGGAGAGACGGGGCGGGTCATCGCGCACCCGCCATTTCGGCCTCGATGCCGCGCAGCAAACGCTTAGCTTCGACTGCGTTGAGATCGCCGCCCACACGAAAGCCCATGGCGCGGTCAACACGCTTCCGAAGCTCATTGAGCGTCGGTGTTTCTTCCATGAAGCCGATCTTGATATTGAAGTGCTCGCCCTCGATGCACTCGACCTCGACACAGAAGTCGATTGCCGGATCAGGGTGGTGGCCAAAGCGGCCGAGACGTTCGCTTTCCATCACGCTACCCACCCCATAGCAGCATGATCGCGGCGCTCGTCATAGGAGCGGTCCGGATCAGGCGCCGAACCTTCCTCAAGCGCGTTCTGAAAGAAGTCCTTCGCGTGCTCGTCATTCTCGATTTGGGCCGCGATGATGTCGAACAGGCGCTTGGAGAACATGCTGCCGATGCCGGATCCGACATGGCGACGAAGGTGCGTTCCGTTCGTCAGCGTGATCGTCGAGACGTAGAACTCTCCGCCACCGTCATGCACGAGCGTTGCCGTACCCCAGGCCATCAGTCCTTCACCGAAGATGCGGAGTTCCTCAAATTCGTATTCGCACTCGAAGTCGGCTTGCATCGCTTTCATCCCTCGGTCTGCCTTGTGTGATAGGGACTATAGGAAAATGCCTATTTACCTGTCAATAGGAAATATAGGAAATAGCCTATCGCTATAGGAATTTTTGTCCTGGGCGGGTTCGGTAACGGAGAATGACGGTGCCGCGAGAAACGTGATTGCAATTTTTCCGGCCGTGCGAAATCGGCAACTGCAACAGTTGTATCGCCTCAAAACCCTAGCTTCTCAGGGGTTATTTCCTGTGGATTGTCATAAATCTGTCATGCGGGCGAGCATCGCCCGGCCTCGGCGGGGGAGCGCTGCTTTCGAGTATGACAATTTCGCCGTTTTCCCCGGTATCCCATCGCACAAATCGATGTGTCGTGACACACAACTGCTGGGTTAACGTGCATCCGCACTCTGAGCTGAGGGTGTTTTCTGAATTTGCACGAGGGGCAGAATGCACGACCTTTTCAACCCGGGCGCGGCGCCCGAGAACCTCATGTCCGGTCGCTTCCGCGTCCATGCCGTCAAAACCGATGCGATGGAACCGGCGCTGCGCGGCGGGCGAGACTATGCGCTTTTGGCACCGGTAACGAGCTACCAGGGTGAGGGAATCTACCTCGTTGACGACGGGCTCTCGCTTGACCTGTACAGGGTGAGCAGCACCTTGGAGAGAGGCGGCGCCCTTTGCCTATCCAGAGAAAACCCGCGCTATGGCGCGCGGACGATCGGAAGGGAAGAGTTTAACGAAAGGGTGGTCGGTATCGTCGTCGCCGATGTCAAGGTTCGCAATGAGCGGTTCCTGGCCGACGGCTAGACCGTAAATCGCCCAATGTAGCGGCCGACGATGTGGATCTCTTCGAGCGTCAACTCGCGCTCTGAATGGCGCGGGTTATCGGAGATGATCTTGACGGTGACCGTTTCGGCGCCGGGGCGCGACGTCACCTCGAGCCTCTTCACGACGACGCCGCCGAACTCGTCGGCTAGAGCGTAGATGCCATCGGGTGACGGCACGCGATGGCGGGTGTCGACGAATACCACGTCACCGTCGCCGATCGTCGGCGACATGGAGTCCCCTTGGGCGGGAAAGGCGGCGACGTGGGGCGCCTTTACGCCCATCCTCGCAAGCATCCACTCGGGAAGTCGCCAGTGGTCACGAACCACTTCCTTGGAGAAAGTTATGCCGTTCTTGGTCGTGTGCTCCAGCGCCACGAAGCCGCCGGCGCCGAGGCCGGCGACGAGATCAATCTCGGGGATTTGGTCGCTCTTGCTTTGGCCAATAGGCACCCTCGTCGGCGCACCCAAATCTTCTTCCGGCAGGTCAAGGATCTCCGCCAGTCGAGACCGGACATCCTCTTTCAGCTTCGCCGGCACGTTCCTTTCAATGAACTGCTGGAGATAGGCCGGGTTTTTCCCGAGCTCAAGCGAGACCTCTTTGTAATTGAGGCCGCGCTCCTGCATCCGCTTCAGAATCGTTTTTCTCACCTGGTCCATGAAAAAATGACTGGCATAGGAATTGACAGGAAGCGAATAGGAATGTACCTATCTTAATAGTGATAGTCCTATTAGGAATTGTGAACGTGTCCGAGGTAGAGGCCTTCAAGGCGACCGTCGAAACCTTCATCGCAGAGCGGAATATGCCACGCACTTCGGCAGACAGTTCGCCGGGGACCCGCTGTTCGTTTTCCAGCTGAGGGAGGGCCGCGAGCCGAGAATGCAGACGCGGAAGCGCATTCTGGACGCCATGGAAGCCGCGGAGGCGAGCGCAGCATGACAAGCTCATCCTTCCAACTCCCTCAAATCTCGGCAGAACTGCCAAGCCATAGTCTTCGGCATCCTGATGCGAACGGCGATCATAGCCTTCTCCTGCCCGTCGCCGTTCTTCGATCGGGCGCCGAACGAGATGCGGACGATGTCGTTCTCGTCGACCTCGAGCTCAGTGATCAGGTCGACGTAAAGGGCAGGGGCGCCCTCGTCGAAGACGAAGACCGGCTCCTGCAGGGTTCCCATTTTCCCAACTCGTGGCATGCGGGCTCCTATGAGTTCGGGTCAAGAAGGGTTGATTGGCGCGCCCGTCGGGCTGCGATCGTCGAGTTCAACCGTAGGGCGGAGGGCGGCAGATGACGGACGCCTACACCATCCCCGACGAGATCGCCACGCGTACAGCTCGCCTCATCAACGAGGCCGAAGACATGCGCGCCCAGGCGGTGGACGATCTGAAGGCGATCTACGGCGACCTCCGCGAGGAGCTGAAGGCGCTCGGCTGGCTCGGCCAGAACATCTCGAAGGAAGTCGCCGCCTTTAAGGCCGCGATCTGCGAGATGCGCCTCGACGAAGAGCAGAAGGCGAAGCGCGAGGAGAAGGGCGACCGCATCGACGATTACGTCGCGCTCCTCAGCCGGTCTCGCGCAGGTGCACGTGCGCGTACACGTGAGGGCAATGCCTATGCTGATGCGAAGCTCGTCGAGACTGTCGCTGCGGGCGTCCAGACCGAGATTGGCCGCAAGGCTCTGATCGCCGCCGTCGACATCATGATCGAGCGCGAAGAACAAGAGATCGCAACGAGCGCAGGAGGCGAAAGTGAAGAGGTAGCCAAAAACGCCGTCGCAAGCGCGTCTGGCCCGGACGATAAACGGGCAACCGAGATCCAAGCGAACCCGGAAGAGGTGGGAGCACACGGCGAAACGGAGTCCGTGCCCGCTGTTGACGCCGGTAGTAGGCCTGTCGTCGGGCGGTCGACGACTGCAACGTCTGAGAATGGACGTGACAGCCTGGAGAGACAGGCACCTATTCCCACCGCCAAGCCGAAATCCGCCCTCCGGCCGAACTGCCGGAACCCTGAAGCCTGCGCCGGCTATGGCGATCGTCACTGCCATGCCTGCACCGTCGCGATGCGCGAGAAAGCGGAGGAAGTCGCCTGATGCCGTTCAATCACTTTGTCCGCTTCTCCAAGTCGGAAGACGCTATGGCGCAGCGTGCCATAGAGCGCGGCGTCGGGCTCGATCGGCCCAACTCCTCCCGCGTCGAACTCTCTGCGATGGTCGCGGACTTCGCAGCCAAGAAGGGCATCCGCAAGTTCGCCGATGGCGAAAGTGGCTCCTACGACAGCATCAAGAGCTTCCTTGCCGATCGAGGATACGAGCTCGCCTACCGCGTCAACCGCTACACGATCAAGAAGGCCGGCGCGCGCGGGCTCGGCAAGACCATGACCTGGGCGAAGGTCATCGACTTCGTCGACGAGATTCGCCGCTCCGAAAACCTCCAACCTCTGAGGGCCGCGTGATGAACCCGACATGGATTTTGATGCTCCCGCTGATGTTCTGGCCGGCGATCGTCTGGCAGGCCGCGATCGAGGAAGCCGGCAATGGCAGGTGATCTGATCGCAATCGTCCTCGGTTCGGCCGGCGCAATGATCTGGCTCTTGCTCCTGCTGTCGAAGCTCTCGGATTGAGAGTTACGCGGGCGCGGCTACGTCGCGAAGGATTGAGCGCTTCTCCTCCTCCCAGGCGCTCAGCGCTGGTCCCGGTCATCCTCCCGGCCGGGGCCAGCAACTCTCAACCGGATCCGCTTGTTCGCCAGTCTCATGACCACGGCCTGAACAGCGGTTCCAAGAGGGATTGCCGGTGACGACGAGGGCGCGTCACCGGCGGCAGAGCCGGACGTTGCGGCGGAGGCTCTGCGGAAAGGGATGATTGTCTGCCCGGTGTGGGTCTCGGAGGAAGCGGCTGCCGTTGGCGCGGCGCCGCTCTCTCCATCGGAAGTAATGCCTGTGTGCATGCGCTTCTCCATCAACAAGAGAACGATCGCACAGGGAGTTTCGGAAATGTCCGAAAAGACATCGGAGAAGTCAGAAATGTCTACTTTAGTCTTTTGCAAAGATGCTCTGAGGAGGGAAATTGCCCCTCCATCTATCGGCAGCGTCAAGGAACGCATTTCTCACGCCGCTCGCCAGCTCGGCTGGTCTTACACACGCACCAAAGATGCTTGGTACGCGGATCCACGAATTTCAATCAAGCCTGAAGAGCTGTTCCGCGTCGAAGCGGTCAGCGGGCTTCTCTATCAGGCACGACAGGAGCTCCGGAAGAATGACGATGCAATCGCAAGGGCCACAGCCCTCCTTGGCGGCGAAGATACGCATCTCGTTCGCTCGATCGTTGCTGCGGTTCGCTCGGCGCTTGGCATACGCCATCGCGCCTGAGCTTCGGGAGGAAGAAGACGAGAAGGAGGGTCAGTGATGGTGCCAACGCTCCAGCAGCGACTAGGCTTCGATCGCCTTCATGTTCAGCAAGAGCTTGCCGTTGTACTCCGCGCCGTCGGCGCCCGAATGAACTCGACGATGGCAGTTCGGGCAGAGCGCGATCACGAAACGCGGGTCGTCCGGGCCGCCGTCGGTGAGCCGGCGAATGTGGTGAGGCTCGAGATAGGGGACGCCATTGGCGCGAACGAACGGCGCCGGCTGGCTGCATCCTTCACAATGTCCTTTGGCCCGGGCGATGACGTAATCGCGAACGTGGCGGCTGCGTTCGAATACGCTTGTGGTCGACGCGGATTTGCCAGGAGCGGCTTTCGCAGCCGCGAAAGCGCGGTTGCGCAAGTCCTCGAGGCTGTCGGTGGTTGGGAGGATCCCGTCGACGACGGTGGTCACGTTGTCGATTGGGCGAAGCTCGAAGACGAAAGCGTCGCGCATATTCCCAGCTCGATCCGGCGCGCGTCGTGTCAGGTAGCCCTCGCAGATCATTTCGCCCTCAAACTCCACGCCATTCGGCACGATTTTGAAGAGCAGAATACTCTTGCCGTTGATGGCTTGCTCCGCGATCGCGCGGTTGCCCTTTTGCATGACCATGTCGCCGAGTTGGCGTTCACCGAAATACTCGAAGACGCCGTCGTCGCGCCACCGATCGCTATAACCGTGGGCCTCGCCTTCTTCGCCGGTGAAAATGATGATGACGGCATGTTCCGCGGGCGTGACGATGCCCCCGCGCTGCTGGCCGTTGAATCTGCCGTGTATATCGGCCCGACGATTGTAGATCCGGCCGCGCTCAAAACCCCAAGACATTACTTCCCCCGTCTCTCGACAACCCGAGTCTTCGCATCTTGGGGTTGCGCCAGGGTTAATGCGGGGAGGGTGGCAGCATGATCATCACCAATGCCGCCATCATCGAATGGGCTGAAGCCCAGAAGCGCCAGAAGCTCACTTGGCTAGAAGACCACGGCCCGCGCTCAAAGCGTCCGCGTCCTGAGACCGAGTCCGAAAACAAGCTGCGCGACATCGCGATGCTCGACGCCGTCATTGCTCTTTGCAAGGGGAGGGCGGCAGCATGACAGGTTGGGTCTTCGAGCCTCTTCTCCCACTTCACTACGAGCTGATCGTCATCGATCCGCCGTGGGATTTCGGCCTCTACAGTGAGAAGGGCAACCAGAAAGCAGCCCAGCGGCAATACGTCTGCATGAAGGATGAAGAGATCCTGGCGCTTCCTGTCGGGCAGCTCGCATCAATCGATTGCCTTTTGTACCTCTGGGCGACCGCTCCGCAGCTCCCCTTGGCTATTGAGTGCTGCAGGTCATGGGGGTTCGAATACAAGTCCTTCATGGTTTGGCGAAAGCTGACAGCTGGCGGCAAAGAGCGCATGGGCACAGGCTATCGGGTCCGCACCACTGGCGAGATCGTCATTGTCGGCGCGCTCGGTAATCCCAAGCAATCGATCGTGCCGCGGACGGTCTTCGACGGCATCGCTCGCGAGCATAGCCGCAAGCCAGACGAATTCTATGACCTCTGCGACCGAGTGATGCCGCACGCGCGGCGCGCTGACGTGTTCGCTCGAGAGCAGCGCGCGGGCCGGCACGCCTTCGGTAACGAGGTCTCCAAGTTCAATCCAGGGGTGGCCGCATGACAAGCTCAATCGCTCATCTTCGACGGGACCTCCTCGCCGGGCACCGGACTGATGTCGGGCGCGTCCGGGCCCACATCGGGCTCTGGCTCTTCGATCGGTGGCTCCGGCAGATCTGGCGGCACATCCGGCGGCATGTCTGGCGGGAATTCAGGGTCATTGGGCTTCGGTATCGGCGTCGTAGGCATTCAGGCCTCCTCTTTGCTGGCGCAACTGATAGTGGGCCGTGTTTGTTCCAGGATCCGCGAGTTCGGCCTTTGTCACTCCTGATTGGGGGCGCGGCATGATCAAGCTTCACCTGCCATATCCGCCGAGCGGTTGGGACCTCTACAACGGCTGGGGCAAAACCCGCCGGCTCTCGCCCACCTACAAGCCGTTCGCGCTGCACGTCGCGCTGAAGCGCCAGAACATGCGCCAGGACATCGATAACCGCTCGAAGGCAATCCTCGACTGCCTTCAGCACTACGGCGTCATCAAGAACGACAACCTCTGCGAACGCTTGACCATGTGTTGGGACAGCGATCTGCCGGCCGAGTGCGTCGTCATTATCCAGGTCTGCGAAGAAGGAATGGCGGCGTGAGCAACAGAGCCTGGATGCCGCTGCATATCGGCGACTACCTCTCGGATACCGGGCACCTCACCGCTAGCGAGCATGGAGCATATCTCCTGCTGATCATGCACTATTGGCAGAACGGCTCGTTGCCAGACAACGAGCGCCTGATTTCTCGCATCGCGCGGCTGACGGCCGATCAATGGGAGGAGAGCAGGGACGTGCTCGCGATGCTGTTCGGCCCCGGCTGGACGCATAAGCGCATCGATGCCGAGTTGGCGAAGGCAGATGAGATCATCGAGAAGCGCCGCGCTGCTGCAGATGTCCGCTACAAGAAGAGCAAAAGCACTGCACATGCAGTGCATGTGCAAAGCAGATGCACTGATACGGGCGTGCCACCTTTAACCGACAACCTATCTACATCCTCACTTCGTTCGGATGTTTGCCCGGAGCCGGAAAAATCCGCTCCGGCCACGCCGACGGCAATCGAGCTTCCGACGGTCAATGGCGACGTTGTTTCGATTACCGAGGCGGATGTGGCCGAGTGGGCGGAGGCCTTCCCTGCCGTAGACGTTCGCCAGCAACTGGCGGCCATGCGTGCATGGCTCAACGCCAATCCCAAGAACCGCAAGACCAGCAAGGGCATGAAGCGCTTTGTCGTCTCCTGGCTCACCCGTGACCAGGACCGAGGAGGAGGGCGCCAGCATCCGCAATCGCAATCGCCGCCTCGCCAGATGAGCCCATCCCTGCAACGCCACCACGACATCCACTCCCGACTGAAACGCGACCTATACGGTGAACCAGATGAACAATTTGCCGGCCCAACTGTCGACCTTGCAGCAGGAGATTTCCGCTCTCACTGAGAAGCTCGCGCCGGCCAACGCTGACGAGATCGGCCAGTGCATTGAAGGCTTGATGAGCGGCGGCATGCGGATCTCCGAAACGATCACGGCCGACAACCCGGTCGAGGAATATCGGCTCTCCCTGCGCAACGTGCCGGTCTACGGCTTGCGCCGGGCGTACACGAAGCTGAAGCGCGGCGAATACGAGAACATCAACAAGGCTTTCATCCCCCTGCCTGCGGAACTTGCGGCCATGGCGAACGCGGAATGCCGGATCATCCGCGAGGACCGGATTCGGAAGCAGGAAACGATGAGAGCTGTTGAGGACAGCGTCAGCAGGACACTGCCGAGCGCTCACGGTCTCATGGACCTTCGCGTCAAGCAGCGCGAGCGTGCCAATGAACTGGCGGCCCAAGGATTCTACCTTGTCGCGGAGGGCGTCGACCATCTGGAATTCACCAATCTCGCCCGATCGCGCGAACTGCCGCCTCGGTCTGTCCACCTGTGGGCGATTGATGAGGTGTGGTCGCCGATCGCCGTCAGGGTCAACCGCAACAGGATCCGCACAAGGCTGAACGTCCAGCACGAGCCGGTATCGCCAGAGCGCGCCGACGAGCTCGCCCGCATGCTTGCGCTTCCCGACGCCCGGGAGGTGAGTGCCGAGCAGATGGCCTATCGCCGCCGCATGGAGGCCGAAATCGAAGCAGCGGAACCGGAGCAGAAGGAGCAGGCGGCATGACCATCCAGCACCGCACCGTCGACATCGAAGCCGCGGCGAAGCTTTGGAGGGACGATTTGACAGCCTCTCAGATCGCCAAGCGCTTCGGCGTGAGCCGAAACGTGATCGTCGGCATCGCCTACCGGAACCGGAAGCTGTTCCCGCAGCGTGAGGAGCGCAAGTCCCAGGGGACGAGGGCGGCAGCACTGCGCGCGCCTCGGAAGAGGGTGTTGGCACCGCCTGGCGCCAAGGAGCATCCGGCGCCAGAGCGCGAGGTCGAGATCGCGCCCCCGACGGAATACGACGCCGAGCGCCTCGCATCCGCAAAGCTCCTCCACGAACTCACCGCCGGCCAGTGCTGCTGGCCCCTCAACAATGGCGGTCCGTACCTGTTCTGTGCGGCGGAAACGACGGGCCGCTACTGCAGCAATCATCAAGCCAGAGCATAGCAGACGAGGGAAAACGATATGCTGAGAAACGAATGGTACGCGATCAAGGCCCGGCCGGGAACGCAGCGCAAGGCGTCGCCCAGGGTAGGGGAGACCGACGAGCGTAAGGGCGAATTCATCATCGAGCGTACCCTTCGCGACGCCGGCTTCGAGGTGTTCATGCCGTCGTTCCGTCGCGACATCAAACACCACCGGACAAAGGAGTTGCAGGAACGCCGCTTCGCCATGCTCGTCGGCTATTGCTTCGTGAACCTGCCGACGCGGGAGTTCTTCCGCCTCTCGCGCGTCGATGGCGTCACGGCCATTCTCGGCGTCGCCGGATGCCCGCTCCGGATCGCCGACAAGCTTATCGAGGACCTCTACGATGCCGAGGCCTCGGCTCAATCCACGCTCGAGAGAGAACGCAGCGCACGCCGGAAGCGCACCAGGCGCGAGTTGCAAGAAGAATTCCCGGAGGGCAAGGTCGTCACGATCGCCGCTTCGCATCGGCTCGTCGGCGGCATGCTGGCAACTGTCCTCGACGTCACCAGCAGAAACACGGTGAAAACCCTTGTGGAAACGCTTTCAGGGCTTGTCCGGGTCGAAGTACCTCTTGAACTGATCGAACAAGTCGCTTAGTCTCCCTGCAACCATTGGTGATTTGCAGGCTGTTCTGATCGCGGACCTCGATTAGAGGGAATACTCGCCGGGCCTTAGGGAGGACGTCACCGCCTCCCGCCATAGCCGCATATTGCCAAAATTCATCCGTAACGCAGGCAGGCAACTGGTAAGCCGCGAGGCCCATGACCAACCACGCGATTGCTCATTGTTCTTGGTAACAGTTAAGCTGTGTTTGGTTGGCAAAGTCCTTTATTGTCTCTTCCTTCATACTTTCAGTGGAGTACTGCGGCTTTTCATAGGCCATCAATATCATCCGGCGGAGAACATCACGCGCCGGGCCGGCGTTGTTTGCAAGGTCAATCACGACGGAAATGTCTGTCCCATTTTGTCGAGCCTGCATCGTTTGCCTAGCGGCTTTGCCGAGGGATTTGCAAAAGGCATCCTTAACTTCCTTAAGTGGCTCGGAAGCTGCAGACGGAACCAATGCGCTCAGGTAAAGCGCCGAGAGCAGAGCGGTACGCGGAAACATTGAAAACCCTTTCGTCTGAAATACGCAAAGTCTGCCCTATGAAAATATGTTCGTCGAGTTGCGGAAATGGGTGAGTTATACCCAGAACGGGTGAAACTGCACTGCTAATCAATACGACGGCGGACCAAAATGTTCCGGAGCCCGACAGGGCCGAAAGCTCGCGCAGGAACCATGTACGGGCTGAATACAAGGCGTCCCGCTGTTTTTTTCGTGCCGCCGTGAAAACGGATGGCCGCCTCAAGCTGGCGATATCGGGTCGCCAGACGGTCACAGGACAGGAGTCGTTCTTACTGCATGGGCGTAGACTTCGTGATTTTCTTAGGGAAGTCGCGGCCTTCGCCTTGTGAAAGAAACTGGACGAGTATTCCGAGCAGTGCTTCTGCATCGCGACGGTTCAGGGTCAGCTCGATTGCCTGATCATCCGAGGAGGCCAGTTCAAGTATTCCTATTAGCGGGTCCTTAGATAATATAGTGATGTCGTTGTCCCAAAATTCAGCGCTGATCGTCGGTCGCTCTTCCGCCATGTGCTTCTCCCCAAAATCGTTGATCGCATTCACTCGATTCTTCCTGCGACTGTTACCGTACCCTCCCACAGTATCTCAGGAAACTGCGGTGACGGGTTGACCCAGTACAGACGACAGCGCTCCGCCAGTTGGGTGAAAAGCGGTTCCTGGATGTTATCGAAGATCGCGAAGTCACCTTGATGTCGGTTGGCGTTGTCGTCGACAGGAGCGATGCTGAAGATTTTCTGGTTTTGCCGGAACTTGTCGCGGAAACGACGGGCAAGCACCAAAGTTTCGCTGAGGAAAACGACAGACCCTCGGCTGGGGGCGTCCGGCACCCAAGCAATCCTACTCGCCTCTAGAGCGGATTCCCACATTAGGTTGCGGACCGTGGGGCCTATTTCCGCACCGGCAACGTTGACGATCATCGAAGGTTGAGAATGCTCGATGATGAGTCTGCCGAAGTTTCCTGGGTGGATTACGTCACCCACCCGCCAATCTTTGTCGCTGACGTGAAAAAACATTGTCCCCTCAAGGTTAACCCATGCCCGTCTTAAAGAGCGCACGGCACAAGAAGTTCGCCCAAGCGCTCTCCGAAGGCAAGACGATCGGGCAGATGGAGTGCACCTGCCCAGCCGGTTATTCGGTGTAGAAAATCTGGTCGGAGGACGAATTCTTGATCAGAGAAATGCTGTGGGTGCAGTCACTTCGATTGATGTAACTCTCGCTGCTGCGGGCGATCTCCTCTTTGTTTTTTGCGTAATAGATCCAGTACCAGTGTCCTCGTCCGTCTTTCTTCTGCCAATAGCACGGGTATGTAACCTCAGCCATTCATTGCTCCTTTGTCAGTTGCATAAGCAGGAAACGATGAAAGCAGCCGATTCGCAACTTGGGGGCGGGTTGGTGAGAGAGTTACACTCGTAAATCACAGGGGCCTGGGGAAAACTTGGATATGCGTCCTCAGCCGCCCTCCTCGCTGTTCGAGGACATCAACTCGCCGACCTTCGCCCGGCCGAAGATATGCCAGGCTGGGTAGAGGCGACGTTCCTGGATCCTTCGTCGCCGCTCCATAATCCGGAGCACGAGCACTTGGCACATGCCGAAATCGGCTTCCTTTGGACCGTTGTCGAGAACAGTCGCAAGGGGCGCCGCATCATCGGCCAGTGCGAAGAGGGGAAGCCTCAGGGCGCCATGGGCAAATGGGCCCGCGCCCGTGCGGAGATGCAGATCAAGCAGTGGTTTGGCTTCGTGCCGGATTTCATCATCACCCTGGACGCCGATTATTGCCGGCGTTGCGGAGACGCCGAGTTCATGGCTCTCGTCGAGCACGAGCTCTACCACGCCGCCCAGGAGACGGACGCGTTCGGCGCGCCAAAGTTCAGTAGAGCCACGGGCCGGCCGGTCTTCACCACCCGCGGACATGATGTCGAGGAGTTCGTCGGCGTCGTTCGTCGCTACGGGGCAGATGCAGCCGGTATCCGCGCGATCGTCGATGCGGCCAATCGGCCGCCTGAGATCGCCAGGGCGCAAATCGCCCATGCTTGCGGCACCTGCCAGCTCAGGGTCGCGTAACTAGATGACGGCCACGTTGCCAGCCTTCACCTGATCAGTCACCACCACCGTGTCGCCGAGGAGAAGCACCTCAACCTCGTCACTTGGGTTCCGATCGAGACAGAGGCGGTATTCGGTCAGCTGACCGCCCGGATGGTTCATGGATGACCTGGTCCATTTAACTCCGCTGTACACGCCCACCGGAATTGCCCGGCCAGAGACTTCACAGGCTGTCAGTACATGCAATGTCACCGCGTACTTCCCCATATCCGCAACCTCCATTGATTTGACCGGACTTTGACACAACCATGGCGAAAGCGAAACTCTCCGATGAGGTGAAGACCTACATCGTGCAGGCACTGTCGTGTTTCGACAGCCCTTCGGTGGTGGCGGCCGCAGTCAAGAAGGAGTTCGGAGTCGACGTGAGCCGCCAGCTCGTCGAGAGCCACGATCCGAACAAGAAGGCAGCCTCCGGACTGGCGCCGAAGTGGCGTGTCCTGTTCGAAGAGACCCGCAAGACCTTCCTCGAGGACACGGCCACCATCGCCATCAGTCATCGCGCCGTTCGGCTCCGCGCCCTGCAGCGAATGGCCGAGAAAGCAGAGAACCAGGGCAACATGGTGCTGGCATCGTCCCTCCTGAAGCAGGCGGCGGAAGAAGTCGGCGGCGCATACACGAACCGGCGCGAGCTGACGGGAAAGGATGGAAAGGACTTGCCGGTACCAGTATCGCCGGTGACGATCTTCCAGTTGCCCGACAATGGCAGGAGCTGAGCAAGGGCAGGGCGCCCAGACAGTTATCCGGCCGCAACCGGGCCCGCAGACCGCTTTTCTCGGTTCGCCAGCGGACATCGCTATCTACGGCGGGTCGGCCGGCGGCGGGAAGACATGGGCTCTGCTTATGGAGCCGCTGCGCCACGTCACTAATTCGGCTTTCGGCGCCGTGTTCTTCCGGCGCACAACGGTGCAAGTCCGAAACGAAGGCGGTCTCTGGGACGAGAGCCAGAAGCTCTACCCGCTGATCGGGGCGGACCCGAAAGAGCATGTGCTCAAGTGGGAGTTCCCATCCGGGGCATCGGTAGCGTTCGCCCACCTTGAGCACGACAAGACTGTGCTGAACTGGCAGGGCTCTCAGATCCCGCTAATCTGCTTCGACGAGCTCACGCACTTCAGCGCGAAGCAGTTCTGGTACATGGTCAGTCGAAACCGCTCCATGTGCGGCGTACGGCCATATATCAGGGCGACCTGCAACCCGGATGCCGACAGCTGGGTTGCCGAGTTCATTTCGTGGTGGATCGATCCGAATACCGGGCTACCAATCGCCGAGCGTGGCGGCAAGCTGCGGTGGTTCGTCCGCATCGGCGATGCCATCATCTGGGCCGACGGCCCGGAGGATCTCGCCGAATACAAGAACCCGGTCGACGGCGAGCCGATCCCGCCGAAGTCGGTCACATTCATCCCGGCGAAGCTGACGGACAACGCCGCGCTTATGGCAGCGGATCCCGGCTATCTCGCCAACCTCATGGCTCTGCCGACGGTGGAGCGCGAGCGCCTCCTCGGCGGCAACTGGAAGATTCGGCCGGCAGCCGGGCTGCTGTTCCGCCGCGGCTGGTGTGAGGTCGTCGACGCTATCCCCGCCGGCGCGCGCTGGATGCGTGGCTGGGACCTTGGCGCGACGCCAAAGACGGAAAGCAACGATCCGGACTGGACGGCCGGTACCAAGATCGGAAAGCTTCCGGACGGCCGGTATATCGTTGCTCACCACTGCCGCGATCGGCTCTCGCCCTCCGGCGTCGAGCGGCTAATCAAGAACACGGCGGAAGCTGACGGCAAGGAAGTGCAGATTTCTCTGCCTCAGGATCCTGGGCAGGCGGGCAAATCGCAGGTCACGAACCTAACAAAGCTGCTGGCCGGCTTCACCGTTCGGGCGACGCCAGAATCCGGCGACAAGACCACACGGTTCAGCCCGTTCTCTGCTCAGGCGGAGGCAGGCAACGTCCTGGTGCTTCGCGGACCATGGAATGAGACCTGGTTTTCATCGCTCGAGGGCTTCCCCGAGGCGGTTCACGATGATGACGCCGACAGCACGAGCCGGGCATTCAACGCGCTTCTGAGCGCGAGCACATACACGCTGGCGAACGTTTAGGAGCGGACATGGCCAACATTATCGCTTTCGTCCGCGACAGCCTGACGAACATGGTCGCCAACCTCGGCACGAGCCGGGACAAGGCGGCGGCAACGTACTATTCGATGCCGCTGCTTTCGGACGAGGAGCTCCTCAACGCCTACCGCGGCGCGTGGCTGCCGCGGAAGATCGTAGACATCCCTGCCTTCGACAGCATCCGCGCCTGGCGCGACTGGCAGGCGAAGAAGCCGCAGATCGAGGCGATCGAAGCCGAAGAGAAGCGCCTGAACGTCATGAGCAAGCTGCTGGAGACCAGGATCAAGGCGCGGCTCTGGGGCGGTTCTGCGATGGTCATCGGTACCGGCGACCAGGACCTGACGCAGCCGCTGGACGTCGAGCGTATCGGGAAGGGTGGTCTGAAATACCTCACGGTTATGACGCGCCGCCACCTCACGGCCGGCGAGATTGATCGTGACCCGGCGTCCGAGTGGTATGGCAAGCCGAAGCTCTATCAGCTCAACTCCGCCGATGGCGCCCATGTCGAAATCCATCCGTCGCGTCTCGTCGTCTTCAACGGCAGCCAGCCGCCGGACGAAGATATCGTGACCACGACCTATGCCGGATGGGGCGACAGCGTGCTCCTGTCGGTCGTAGATGCGATCAAGCAGGCTGACGGAACCGCGGCTAACATCGCCAGCCTCGTCTTCGAGGCGAAGGTTAACGTCATCCGCATCCCGGATTTCATGCAGAACCTGGGCGACGAGCGCTACCGGGCGAAGATCCTGGAGCGCTATACGCTCGCGGCCACGGCCAAGGGCATCAACGGCGATCTTCTCCTCGACAAGGAAGAAGAGTACGAACAGAAGACCGCGAATTTCGCGACGTTGCCCGACGTGCTGATGTCGTTCCTCCAGATCGTCTCAGGCGCGGCCGACATTCCGGCGACGCGTCTTCTCGGTCAATCACCGGCCGGCATGAACTCGACCGGCGAAAGCGACCTGCGCAACTATTACGACCGCCTGCAGGCAATGCAGACTGTCGAGATGACGCCGGCAATGGCGCGGCTCGACGAGTGCATTATCCGCAGCGCGCTTGGCTCGCGCGACCCGGACATCTACTACGAGTGGGCGCCGCTCTGGGGCATGTCCGAGAAGGAGAAGGCCGAGGTCTTCAAGATGAAGTCGGATGCCGCTCGCGCGTTGGTCGGCACGAGCACATCACCGCCGTTGCTACCCATTGATGCGCTGTCGGATTCGCTGGTCAACACCTTCATTGAGGACGGCTCGCTTCCGGGCCTAGATGCGGCGATCGAGGAGCATGGCAAGCTGAGCGAGCAGGAGCCGGACGAAGACGAGAGGCGCGCTGCCGTTGGTGAGGAATAGGCGTCGCGGATCAAGTCGCGTTGTTGCCTTGATCGGTAAACGTCATCGAGCCATCAAAGAAGCCGCTCTTGTTTCGCAGCCGGAACTCACTCACGTGGCTGTCTCCGAAGATGTCGCGATAACGAATCTCACCATAGACATAGATTGCCTCAGTTCCTGAGGCCAGATTCTGGACGGACTGCGCCGAAATGGGAGCTGGGGCTGCGGCCAGTGATCGACTACTATGCCCCGCTCCAAGGGACATAACAGACGCGGCAGGCAACTCGACGAGTGCGAACGACTCGGGTGCGGCAGGTTGCGGCCGTATCCCTATCCTGACATGCGCTTGCAGATCTAACGCCGGAGTTTGCCCGGTATTCTTAAACCCGATACTGCCTATGGGGCGTGAGTTTGGCAAAACGTAATCCAGATGCTGCCCACCAGCATCGCACGTTAAGCCGGAGCCTTCGACTAATACGTAAGCCCGCAGTTGTTTTTTTGCGATCTCGGCAGCTTGAGATGATGCTTCTCCGGCAAGTCTAGCTGATTCCGAAGCTGCATCGGCCGCGATTTTGGCCGAACGGGCGGATCGATCGGTGACCTTCCAGAGGAGCGCCGTGACCATAACCAATACAACCGTAGCTAAGGCTGTAACAACGGTACCGGCTGCACTCCATAGACCAAGTTCGGACGGTTGTGGCCCCAAGTAGATAGATACCGCCCATCCGAGACCAAATGCTATCAGCGCTGCACAGGCGGCTGCTACCCAAACGGAAATTTCTCTCACAAATGCACCTAGGAACGAAGAGTTGAGCAACGTGCGATAGCACATATGACTACCGCACGGTCAACCACAACCTTGCGTCACAAGTACGCGTTCTCACCGACGAAGAGTGGGTCGTGTGGGCGTACAAGCACGTGACGGCCTGAGAGGCACAATTATGAAATTCACGGACCTTGCACCGATCGCGCGCACGCGACGGACCGCCGATGGCTACCTTGTTGCTGACGTCCGCACTGCGCGCACCGGCATCCAGCTCTATGCCGGCCATGAGGTCGGCAAGCCCGAGATGCAGGTCGTGAAGGTCTATCGGCCCGAAGACCAGGTTTTCGACAAGGCCAGCCTCGGCAGCTATGCCCACAAGCCGGTGACGAACGACCATCCCGACGAGGCGGTAACCGCCGACAACTGGAAAACCTTATCGGTCGGTCAGATCGGCGATGAAGTCGCCCGGGACGGCGAATTCGTCCGTATCCCGCTCATCGTCATGGACGGCGCCACCATCGGCGAAATCGAGGGCGGCAAGCGCGAGCTCTCCGCCGGCTACACCTGCGATCTCGCATGGGAAGCGGGCACGACGCCCGAGGGCGAGAAGTACGACGCCATTCAGAAGGATATCCGGATCAACCACGTCGCCATCGTGCAGCGTGGTCGCGCCGGATCACAAGCTCGCATCGGCGACGGTGTGAGGTCGTGGGGCGTTGCCCCGTTCACCAGTGATCAGAAACCGAAAGAGGACAAGATCATGACCCTGAAGACGGTTACCGTCGATGGCATCCCGGTTGAAGTAACCGACCAGGGTGCCACGGTGATCGGCACGCTGCAGCAGCGCCTTGCCGACGCCAACACCAAGATCTCCGACGCCGAGAAGGCACATCAGACGGCCATGGCCGCCAAGGATGCAGAGCTGGCGAAGAAGGACGCCGAAATCGATGCTCTGAAAGGCAAGATCCTTTCCGACGCCGATCTCGACAAGCGCGTCCAGGCGCGTGCCGACCTCATCACAAAGGCGAACGCGATCGCCAAGGACGTGAAGACCGAAGGTCTCTCCGATGCTGCGATCCGCAAGGCTGTCGTCGTCGCCAAGCTGGGCGACGCCGCCGTCGCCGACAAGTCGGAAGCCTACATCGACGCTCGCTTCGACATGCTCGTCGAGGACGCGAGCAAGGGCGGCGCCGATCCCTTCCGCACCGCCGTGCAGCAGGGGCTTTCGCAGGTCAGCGATGCCGACAAGGTCGTAACTGACGCCTATTCGCAGATGGTCGCCGACATGAAGGCCGGCAAGACTTCTGCAACGGCCAACTGAGGAGACGCTTCAATGGCTACCTACCAGACGACCTATGGTGCGGCTCCCGCGAAGGGGCTTGCCGGCCAGATCGCATCCGAAGAGAAGTGCAACAAGGTCAGCCGCACTGTCGAGACGGCCGCCGGCATCAAGTTCGGCGCTCCTGCGCAGCGCGGTACCGGGGATCACGGCGTTGCCATCCTGTCCACCGGCGATTTCCTCGGGCTTGCGGTCCTCAATCCCGCGGTGCCGGCGGACGCAAGCAACCCGGATGCCTATCCGCAGTACTTCACGGGCGCATTCATGACGATGGGCACGATGTACGTCACTGCGGGTGCGACGGTCGCGGCCGGGGACCCGGTCTATTACGTCACCGCGACGGGCCGGTACACCAACACCGACAATTCCGCCGCAAACCCGGCCATTCCCGATGCCTTCTTCGAAGAGGCAGGAGCGGACGGCGCCATCGTCCAGATCAGCCTTGGCTTGCGCCATCAGGCGTAACGCTTAGCGAAAGGAAACCTGAACCATGAACACTATCGTCCGTCAGGCCTTCGCTGATGCGCAGGCCGCGTTCCCCTTCGTGATCGCGCAGGGGCGCAACATCGAAACCCGCATCTACCAGCGGCGTTATCCGACCTTCAACTACGGCGCCCACGTGCCCGTCGTGACGGAAGGGAACGCCTGGGCGATCGGGACGACCTTCTTCACCGTCGATACCGCAGGCGAGGCGAAGTTCCTCTCCGGCGCCGGCACCGACATGCCGTTCAACCAGGCAACGAAGGACATGGCCAGCCATGACTTCGCGATGATCGGCTCCGGCTGGGAGTGGAACATCGAGGAAGTCAATCAGGCAGCGCTCTATGGCATCGACCTGAACGGCACCAAGGCCATGTCGGCTTCCGACAAGGTCGAGCGCCTCCTCAACTCGGTTGCCATGGTCGGCACGACCGAGAAGAACTGGACCGGTTTCGTGAACGATCCGAACGTCTCCCGCGTCGATGTCGCAGCCGACGGTACCGGCTCCTCGACCTTCTGGTCGACGAAGACGAATGACCAGATCCTGCGAGACATCAACGACCTGATCTCCAGCGTCCGCGAGAACACCTCTGAGGTTGAATGGGTGGACACTCTCCGCCTTCCTCCGGAAGCCTTCCGGCTCATCGCCACGCGGCGCCTTGGCGAAGGTGACGGCCTGCTGACCCTGCTGGAGTATATCCGCCGCAACAACGTCTACACGGCGGAAACCGGTCAGCCGCTCGACATCCAGCCGCTCCGCGAACTCGCGACGGCATCCCAGGACGGCGGCGGCCGCATGGTCGTGTATCGTCGGGACACGGAAGTTCTCCGCTTCCACCTGCCGATGCCGCGCCGCGTTCTCCAGCCGCGGCAGAAGTCTATCATGGGCTTTGAAACCGGCATCATCGCCCGTACCGGCGGTACCGAATGGCGTCTGCCTGGTGCTGCGGCATACGGCGACGAAATCACCGCTCCGCCGGCCTGATAGGAGGAAGTGATGAAGGTCACCAACAACAGCCCGGCGCTGCAGGGCGTCCGCTCGAAAGGGCGGGCGGTCTACATCCAGCCGGGGCAGACCCGTGACGTCGATCTCGAAGGCGTCGATCTCGACAAGGCCAAGCGTCTTTCGTTCCTTACAATCGAGGGCGCTTCCAAGGCTGGTGCCAGCCAGGACGGCGACGGTGCGAAAACGCCACTTGAAGTGCTCGAAATGGCGAAGGACCCGAACGTGCAATTCATGTCGTTCAAGGCGGCGGCGGCCAAGCTGCTCGGCGATAAGACGCCGTCCAAGAAGGACGAGATCATTGCCGCCCTCGAAGAGCTGGTAACGCAGCCATGACATTCAGCCCGGCGGTTCACCCGCCGGGACTCAATACGACACAGTGACGTCAATCCACTGGCCGACATCGCCCCGGCCGTAAATTCGCACATCGACCCAGACGTCGCCGCGGATGATCATGTTCGCGGCGTCGCTGGTCATCGATCCGTTCGCGAGCAGCACTTCCAACGCTTGCCTGTTTGCAGGTTCTGCGAAGAAGGTATCGCTTTGGTCACCTCGATCGCGAATTCCGTACATATGGAAGTTCGCCCGATCCTGCCGGATCACCTGCCAAGGCTGGTTCAGCCGGACCCCGCTCGAATTAAACAGGTCATCTCGGCTGATGTAAGCGCGATACCCATCGATCAGGCCTGCTGAACGGGATCTGGTGATAGTTGCTTGGCCGTATGCCGACGTGGCGGCAATAGCTGCCACAAACAGTGCAATTGCAAGTTTCTTCATGAGGACCTCTCTCGCCTTATCCAATACTGAAAGCGGAGGCGAATTCCAGATGGTCCTTGAATGATGGTTAAGAGGGCATCATGGCTGGATATGGTGACAACGAAGGCTTCAGCGCTTACGCCGCGGCGGCCGGCTATGTTATCCCCGATGGCACGACCGATGCCCAGAAAACCGCTGCACGTCAGCGCGGCTCTCTGGTTGTCGATCGGTATGAGCCGAGGTTCAGCGGCAAGCGCACCGGCGGGTACGCTCAAGAGAGGGCGTGGCCGCGCACCGGCGCCACGACTTATTACGGCGAGGCGATCCCCTCGAACGAAGTCCCGCTCGCCATCGTCAACGCCTCGTACGAGGCGGCATTCCTCGAGCTGACGAACCCCGGCAGCCTTTCGCCGGTGGTGACCGGCACGCAAACGGTGAAACGCGAGAAGATCGGACAGCTTGAGGTCGAATATTCAACCTCTTCTTCAACGGACATTGACGATCTCGTGGCGCTCGCTACGCCGGTAGTCACCACGATCGAGGGGCTGCTATGGCCGTTCCTCGTGCCGTGCTTTCCGGGCGCGCTGGTGGTCTGATGGCGAACCCGATCTATGCACGCCTGCAGGCGACGGCGCAGCGCCTCATAGCCAAGTACGGCCAGGCCGGCACCGTCAAGCGCGAGACCCCTCCGGATCATGTCTATGGCGGCGATCCTGTCGTGACGTCGTACCCTGCCACGCTGGTACCGATGGCATACGAGGCCCGCTTCATCGACGGCACGGTCATCCAGGCCGGCGACATGCAGATTTACATCTCCGCTGTCGGCCTGCCTATCGAGCCGTCTGTCGGCGACGTCGTCACCGCCAACGGGAAAGATTACGCCATCGTCAACGGTGACCCGAACAAATACGACGGCATCACGCCAGTAGTCTTCATCGTGCAGGGGCGCCAATGACCTTCGATGAACTGCTCGCCACATATGAGCCCAGGCTTGCCGCCGCATTTCGAGAGGCGATCGAGGCTATTAAGTCGAGCATCGTTCTGGCGCGCGTCGTCGAGCGTCTGGAGCGTGGCGACGTCAACGGCGCTATCGAGGCCATGCAGATCGAGCCGGAGGCGTTCTCCGCGCTCGAGATCGCGCTGCAGGAGGCCTTCAACGCCGGCGGCACGAATGCGGTCGGCGAGCTGCCGAAGGTGATGGACCCGCAGGGCAACCGCGTGATCTGGCGCTTCGGTGTCCGTAATCCTGTTGCTGAGGCGATCTTGCGTGACCTATCTTCGACGATGGTCACGCACATCACCGATGACCAGCGGCAGGGGATCCGGCAAGCGCTAGAGCAGGGGCTTGCCCGCGGTGCGAACCCGCGCGCAACGGCGCTCGACGTCGTCGGCAGGCAGAACCGCGTCACCGGTCGCCGCGAGGGCGGTGTGATCGGGCTGACTCGTTATCAGGTCGAGTTCCTCGGGCGCGCTCGCGTGCATCTGGCGTCCGGTGATCCGGAATTGATGAACCGATATTTCGAGCTGAAGACGCGCGACAAACGTTTCGACCGGACCGTCATGGCCGCGATCAGGGCAGGCAAGCCAGTCACCGGCGAGGCGCTCACCAAGATCATCGGCCGCCTGCGCGACAAGAACCTGCTTCTCCGCGGCGAAATGCTGGCGCGCACTGAAACCATGATGGCGCTCGGATCCGCCCGAGACGAAGCGATGAGGCAGCAGATCGAGGCCAGAAAGGTCCAGGCGCAGGACGTCCAGAAGCGCTGGCATTCGGCCGGGGACAACCGCGTGCGGCACACGCACCGGGTTTTGAACGGTCAGGCCGTGGGCATCGACGATGTATTCCAGAGCCCGAGCGGCGCCATGCTTCGCTACCCTGGCGACCCACGCGCGCCGATCAGCGAAATATCCGGATGCCGCTGCTGGTGCGAGTATGACGTCGACTACATCGCCGCAGGCCTCCGCCGGTACCGCGCGAGGGCGGCTTGATGGCTAGGCTACGTTTCAGCGCTCAAGTCGCGGATTGGGCCGAGAAGGTGCCGGAGGCCGTCGAGGCGGTGTTCAAGGAGAGCACCAAGGAAATCGTGCGGGAGATGCAGTCGCCACGCTCGGCCGGGGGGCGGATGCGGGTGGACACCGGATTTCTGCGGGCTTCGCTCATGGCTTCGACCGCCGCCATGCCACCGATCAATCCGAATGCCAAGCCGAGTGATGGCGGGGCCTACACGTACAATGAAGGGCAGATCGAGGCGGTGATTGCCGGGGCCTCGGTCGGCGACACGCTGTATTTCGGCTACACGGCATCCTACGCAGCCCATCGCGAGTACGGGGCCAATGGACAGCCGCCGGATGCGTTCGTTCGTCTCGCGGTTCAGAATTGGGGAATGGCCGTCGATCGCAACGCGAAGAAGGTCAAAGCGGCGTTTGGTCTTTGATTGCTCGGTTGCCGTCGCTTCCTTCTTCGGCGGCCATCAGCAGCCCAAGGGACAGCAGCATCAACGACTTCTCGGCGGCCCTTAGGGCCGTCTCAGCACGAACCGTTTCGCCCTTTGCCTGCGCAAGCGTCATCCTCGCGTTGGTCAGCAGGTCGTGCGCCTGGTTGTCGGTCAGCTTTTCGGACATGAGGAATTGATACATGGCGACCGGAATCGACGCAATCATCTTCAAAGCGTTGACCGATCATCTGTTGACGTTGACGCCGGCACTCCCCATCGCGGCGCCGAACGTGGTGTTCCCGGCGGCGGGGCAATCCATGCCGTCGAAATACCTGGCTGTCTCGTTCCTGCCGAACAAGACGCGGGAGATCACCTTGGGAGACGACCCGCAGCAGAAGCGGGGGCTGTATCAGGTGTCGGTCGTTTTCGCCGTCGGCGTCGGGATCGTTGCCGCGCTCGAGACTGTCGAGACCATCATCTCGCTTTTCAAGAACCGATCGCTGTTTGCTTCTGGCGTGAAGGTCACGATCAGCAGCGAGCCGTGGGCGTCAGGCCCGATCCAGGAAGGAAACCGGGTCCAGATCCCGGTCACCATCCCATTCTACTGTTTTGCCTAGGAAAGGATCCGAACAATGGCAGGCATCAAGACCACCCTTGCGGGGGCGAAAGTCTCCATCAGCACGGCGGCTGTCACACTCCCACTTAATCAGGCCGCCTTCGAGGCTCTGACCTTCACGGAGATCAAGAGCGTTGGCAATCTTGGCGACTATGGCAGCCCTCCAAACCTGATCAACTACAACACGCTCGACACCGAGGTCATGTCCAAGGCCAAGGGCGTCGAGGACGCCGGCGACATGTCGATCGAGGTTGCGCGCATCTTCGATGATCCAGGTCAGATCGCCATTCGAGCGGCCAGCGCGACCAAGTTCAACTATGCAATCAAGGTCGAGTACGCCGACGCGCCTACCCCATCCTGGTCGAACACGATCATGTATGCGGCCGGTCCGGTCACTGGTCCTCAATTGCTCGGCGGCAGCACGGACGATTTCATCCGCGAATCCTTCACCGTGGGCTTCACCGATCAGCGCCCGATATTCGTTGCCCCTGTCGAAACCCCGTAAGGTGAACAATGGACCTGCTTTCCCTCAACCCGAACACAGTCACCGTTGACTTGACGCACCCGGCGACCGGTGCGCCGCTTGGTGTGTCGGTCGAGCTCCGCAGCCTCGAAAGCGACGAGGTCAAGGCCGTCGAGCGCCAGCTGAAGAACAAGGCGCTCAAAGGCGGCCGCAATACTGTCACCGCCGAGAAGATCGATGACAACACCATCGCACTCCTGGCGGCGGCAATCGTATCGTGGACATTCTCGGGTGATGCCAACTTGGGCGGCGACAAGAAGCCGGCTTGCAATGACGCCAACAAGCGGAAGCTGCTCGCAGTCCCGGCGCTCGCCAAGCAGATCGACGTCGCACTCGGAGACGAAGCGGCTTTTTTCGCAGCCTCGGAGACCGCCTAATCCAGGCTGTCTCCATCGCCGTCGAGTTCAACACCCCCGGGTATGAGCTTGATCGCGGCCGGAATGGAAAGGACATCGTCTCCAAGCGCGAAATGTACGAGCGCTTCGGGCGGGAAAACCTAACCCAAGAGCCGGAGATACCGGACGAAGGCGAACACCTTTGGGCGTGGTTCTGGCACCTGTCCGGCCGACGTCAACAGGGCATGAGCAGCCCGCAGCCGCTCACCTATGAAGAGATAGCCTACTGGTCCCGCCTGACCGGTGAAATCCTCCTGCGGGAAGAGATCACCATCATCACCGACATGGACGATGCATACCTCGAAGCTCTTGCGAAAGAGCGAGAGGCGCAGCGCGTAGCGAATGAGAAGCCGAAGGGGTAGCACCAATGGACGTGGCGCAGCTTGGCATCGAAGTAACCAGCAAGGGCGCTCCAAAGGCCACCTCCGATCTCCAGAAGCTGACGAACGCCGCCAAAATGGCAGATTCAGCTTCTGACGGCCTGTCCGCATCCACCAAGAACGCGGGTGCTGCCGCATCTGCCGCGGCCGGTGGCTTCAAACAGGCAGCGTCTGCCACAAAGGCATATGCTGCTGCCGCCAACAGCAACGTCAAGCGCATGGGCGGCTCCATGTCCGGCCTCGCAGCTCAGTTCCAGGACATCGGCGTCACTGCCGCGATGGGCATGAACCCGATGCTGATCGCCCTCCAGCAGGGCACGCAGATCGCCGGACAGATGGAGATGGCGATGCAGGGCGGGGCAAAAGCGTCTTCAGTCTTCTCCGCGGCTTTCGCCTCACTGCTCTCTCCTGTGACGCTCGTCTCTATTGCGCTTACGGCCGTGGCCGCAGCCGGTCTGCAGTTGGTTGATTGGGCGGGGCTGGCCGCATCGGCGCTGACCGGTTTGGCCGACGTGCTGCAGACGATCGCACCTTACGCCGTCGGAGCGGCCGCCGCTCTGGCGCTGCTCTCTGCCCCTGCAATCATCGGCGGCATTATAAGCGTGATTGCGCTTCTGGCTCGCCTGTCGGTCGCTGCAGTATCAGCCGGCGCCGCCATGCTCGCGGCCAACCCGGCCGGCGCGCTCGTCCTCGGCATCACGGCGGCCGTTGCCGCGGCGAACATCTTCCGGGATGAGCTGGCGCAGATCTTCGGCCGTGACATCGTGGCCGACGCCAAGAACGGAGTGAACTTCATCATTGGCGCCTTTGTCGGCGGGTTCAACGCGATCAAGGCGACGTGGTCAGCGCTCCCGGGCGCGATCGGCGACTTCGTCTATTCTGCTGCCAATGCTGTCGTCGTTGGAACCGAGGCGATGGTCAACATGGTTGTTGCCAAGATCGACGAGCTGATTGCCAAGCTCAACGCTTCCATGAAGTCGCTGCCATTTGGCCTCGGAGACAGCATCAGCATTCCGACGATCGGGAAATTCGACTTCGGCAGGGTTGAGAACCCGTACAAGGGGCAGGCGGCGGCGGTTGCGAACGAAGCAAGCGCCGCGATGTCGTCTGCCATGGAAACCGACTATGTCGGCGGATTCGGCGAGGCTATTTCCCGCGGCGCCTCGGCTGCATCGGCAAAGCTCAAGGAGCTGGCCAAGGACCTGACGACGGTAGATGACAAGTCGAAAAAGAAGAAGGGCGGCGGAGGCAAGACCGAGGCCGAGAAGTACTCCGACATCGTCGACGGCGCGAACCGCCGCATTGCTTCATTAAAGGCGGAACAGGCCGCCCTCGGCATGACGGAGCAGGCGGCGCTTGCCCTAAAATACCAAACCGATCTGCTCAACCAAGCGCAGCAGAAGGGCATCAACCTAACTGCTTCCCAGAAGGCAGAACTTGCGGGCCTTGCCCAGCAGATGGCGTCGACTGAGATCGCCACGAGAAACACGAAAGAGGCGATGGACTTCGCCAAGGATGCCACCAAAGGCTTCCTGTCGGATCTTCGCTCCGGTCTCGCGAACGGTGAGGGGTTCTGGAAGTCCTTCGGCAAGGCTGCACTCAATGTCCTGGACAAGATCATTGGCAAGATCGAGGACCAGCTTGTGGAAGCACTGTTCTCGGTCGGCAGCATCGGCGCGGGCAAGGGTGACGGCGGCGGCGGCTTCCTAGGTGCGATCTTCGGCGGCATCGGCAAGCTGTTCGGCTTCGCCTCGGGCGGGTACACCGGGAGCAAGGCTGCCTCATCTGTGGCCGGCGTGGTTCATGGCGGGGAATACGTCTTCTCCAAGAGGGCAACAGACAGGATCGGCGTCGGGCACCTGGAGTCCATGCACCGGGCGGCCAAGGGGTATGCATCCGGCGGGTATGTCGCACCAGCTCCTGCCAATCAGAACGGCAGCCGTAGCGCGACGGCGGTCATGGTCGACGTCCGCACCTATGTCGATGAAGACGGCAACTGGCAGTCGGAAGTCGAGCGGATCAGCCAAAAGGAAGTCAGAAAGGCTACTCCAGGGATCGTGAACGCGTCGAAGCAGCAGTCCGTGCCGGCTATGGCTGAATATCAATCGAACAAGGCAAATGCGGATTGGAGGTCATAGTTTATGGCTGAAATCCTCGTCTGGCCTCATAAGCTGCTGAAGCCGTCCGCCAACCCTGCCGATGTCGTGCCGTTCACTCGTTCCGGCGGTCGCACGCTGGGCGGCACGAAGCCGGCCTATCGCACTGACCTCGGGCACTGGCGTGTTGACCTTCAGGACGTCGCATTGGTCACAACCGCACAGAAGCGGACCTGGGATGCGATCTCGACCTATCTCAGCGGAGCATCCGGACGCATCGCCGTGCCAATCTGGGCGATCGACACCGCGCCATATGCCAGCGGACAGCCGGAAAGCACGATAGAGGTCACGCATTCCGACGGCAGCACGTTCAGCGACGGGACGCGATACGCGCAAAGCCCGATCGCCATCGTCTCATCTGGCGTAACGGCGATCGGCGCCACGGTCATGTCCATGCGGATCATCAACGGTGCGCAAGATCTCTCCGGGCTCCGGTTTTCCTACAACCACGTCGCCTACAAGACGGGGCAGGTGCTTTCGATCGTCGATGACATCTGGACGGTGCGCATCACGCCGTCCATCGCGCAATTAATCCCCGCCGGCGCCGATCTCGAATTCCACCGGCCGACCTGTGTCTGCAACCTGGCGTCGGACAACGCCATGCGCCGCGGCATGAATGCCGATGGCGTCGAATTCATCAGCGTCTCGTTTCTTGAAGACACCCGCTATCTGAGCGATCTCGCTGCGGGGATCGTCGCATGAGCTATAATCTCCGCATCCTCTGCGACGCGATCCTGCCGGACAGGACCATCAGGGTATGGGATGGATCCGGCCGGGTCTTTCTCGATGGTGAAGGCAATCTCTACCGCGCCGCGCAATTCTCCGAGGACGCTCTTCAGCAGATCGAGGCGGCCATCAACGGGGAAGCGTACACGCTCTCGCTTTCCCTGATCGCGTTGCCGCAGATGGCCGGCGATGAGGTCTGGGAATACGATGAGGCGACGCCGATCTCAGGATCAAAGTTCGTCGTCAAACTCCAGACCGTCGATGAGTACGAGCAGCCGGAAGGAGAGCCGGAGGTCGTTTTCACGGGGCTGATCGACAACCTCGCTGTTACCGACCAAGGGGTCGAAGACGAGGAAGAAGGCGACCGGTGGGAATCGATTATCACAATCGAGGTGACGAACCGCTTCACGTTGCGCACGCTCGCCAACGGCGCCGTGCTTTCTGATGTGGATCAGCGCGAACGGTCGAAGGTACTAAACCCGTCCGCACCGGATGACGAGTTCTGCACCCGCGTGCCGACGCTGCTGTCGAAAACAGTACGCTGGCCGAATTGGTGATGCGCGAAGCTCTGGCGCGGTTCATCGCTGCGAATTCCGCCCTGCCATGGACACCAGGCGATGCCGTCGATTGCTGCCTATCCCTCGCGGAATGGGCGATCTGGCTTGGCTATCCGGATCCGGCCGCGCATCTCCGCGGCGTCTATGAACCTGGACAAGGGCAACTCGACATTCTCGCCAAGCACGGCGGCGCTCTGCCTTTGGTGGCGTCCTGTGCGGCGGCCATCGGTGGAAAGCCCGTCGCCGCCCCTGAAATCGGAAACATCGGTGTCGTCGGAAGTGCGCGCAACCCGCTGCGCCAGTTCGGCGTGATCCATGACGGCCACTCTTGGCTGACGAGAACTCCGACCGGTTGGACGACCGTCTCCGCCAAAGCTCTCGGGATTTGGAAGATCTGACGTATGGGCATCATCGAAACATTCGTGCTGTCGGTCATTGCAACGATCGGCACGACGAGCGTGCTCGTCTCGAACATACTTTATCTTGGCCTCTATGCAGGCATCGGTCTCGGTGCCTCATATCTTGCTGGCCAGGTCTCGCGGTTGTTCGTGCAAAAGCCTTCCGTGCCGAAACCGGAAGACGGATCGTTCAACCTCAAGCAGAATGTCCCGTCTCTCCCGATCATCTATGGCACAGTGAAGAAGGGCAGCGATTACGTCTTCCTCGAGGAGAAGAGCGGGACCGCCTATCATATCCTCGTCTGGTGCGGCCGGCGCATCAACAATTTCACGCAGCACTATCTGCATGACGAAAAGGTTACGGTGAACGGCAGCGGCGTCGTGACGAGCCCGTCGCATTTTGGCTCGAACGTCACCATTCTGTCCCGGCGCGGCCTCAATGCTGAGACTGCCTATGCGCCGGTTGTGTCTGCCTTTCCAACCATCTGGTCGAACAATCACCGCGGCGACGGCCTCGCGTCGGTGATGATGTCGTGCAGGACGGTATCGCAGAACGATTATCTTGATGTCTATCCGAGCCAGATGCCTGAGCATTCGGCGGCCGGAGAAGGTGCGCTTCTCTACGACCCCCGCAAGGATTCGACGCAGGCAGGTGGGTCCGGATCGCACCGCTATGACAACCCGAACACCTGGGAATTTTCCCGCAATCTTGCGCTGATCCGCCTCGATCACCTGACCAAGCCCTATGGCGGTAAGCTCTCCTATGCCGACATGTACATGCCGGACTGGATGAATGCGGCAGATGTGTGCGACGAGCTCGTGACGAACCGCAGCAGCGCGACGGAGCCGCGCTACCACGGCGGGATCTGGTTTCGGGCGAACAATGATGCAACGGAGGTCGGTCGGAACATAGATGAGGCGGCGGAACTCGTCGTCTATGAGAGGCCGGACGGGTTGATCGGTGTTCATGCCGGCGAGTATGTCGCGCCGACTGTCCGCCTGACGCAATCGGACATCTTCGCGATCTCGGTCGACAAGAACCGCCGCAAGGCAGCCACGGTGCTTGCCGTGCGCGGGCGCTACGTCAACCGGTCGAATGACTACGTGACCGAGGACGCCGCGCTCTACGGTGACCCCTATGGCATTGTGGATGACGACAGCGAGAGGACGCGGACTTTCGATAACATCTGCATCCAGTCGCACAATCATTGCCAGCGGAAACAAAAACTCACCTATACCCGGGCCAACGCAAGACGCGTGCAGATCACCGCGGATTATCGGGCGGCGAAGGGTGTTGCCTATTCGCGGTTCGTCAGGGTGCACTGGCCGTCGCGAGGCCTTGCGGAAGCGATTATCGAGATCACCTCCGGCGTCACACGAGATCTTCGCAACATGCGGATCGCGTTCGCCGGCATCCTGGTCTCGTCCTCGCTCTACGATTTCAACGCGGCGACGGAAGAAGGTGAGCCTGGGGCCGTCATCGAGCCCGCGCCGGATTCCGGCGTCCCGATCCCGGTAAACTTCTCGGTCTCGATCGAAACGGAAGTCGTTTCCGGCGGCAGCACGGCGGCTTACGGTCTTGCGACGTGGGACTTTGTCGACGACAGCCTCATCTACGAACTGGAATGGGAGCCGACGGACGGATCCGAGCCGGCGCGTTCGGCTTTCTCGACGGCCGGCCAGACCGAAGTCCGCTCCTCCTATCTCGCGGACGGGAAGGAATACAAATTCCGTCTCAGGGCGTGGGGCGGCGGGTCGAAGAGTGCGTTTACGGCCTATCAGACGCTCACTGCGACGGCCGATCCGGTGGCGCCTGGGCCCGTTACAGGAGCTTCGCTGACTGGCGGGGCGGGTGAGGCTGAGTTCGACTGGATGGCGCCGAATAGCGCCAACTACTTCGCCTCGAGGCTTTACCTCAACACTGTGAATGACTTCGCCACGGCAACGCTAGTCGCCACCGAATACGGCGCCGCGGCTGCCAACGACGCCCGCACTGTGACCGGCCTTTCCGCCGGCACCTATTATGGCTTCATCGAAGCGATCAACTCTTCCGGCGTGGCCGCGACAGAAGTCGCGACCGGATCAGCCATCGTCACCTGACCAACTCCCAATCCAACCGTTCTCCACACCCTGCCGTCTCGGCCGGGCAATCCCGCTTGAGGTAAACATGGCCTTTTTCCCGAATGCGAACACCGTTTATCGCGACTATGAGGCAGACGGAATCCCGTCTTCAGGCGAGCACGACCCGAAGAAGTCGGACATCCGCACGCTCCTCACGACGTACGAGACGATAATCGATGCATTCACCTCGAACGGCGGCCTGATCTATTCCAGCAAGGCGGCGCTCGAAGCCGATCTGGCGCACGCGGCCAACACAATGGCGTGGGTGGTCGGCGATGCGACGACCGCCAATAACGGCATCTATCAGAAAAGCGGGGCCTCTGGCTCCGGTTCGTGGACGCGCGTCGCGGATCTGCCTTATCCCTTCATTCCCGCCTCCGACGTCGGTGCCGGCACGCCGAACGCCATCCTGGCGACGACAAACATTCCGGTGAGCGAGTCTGCGCTGATCTGGGTGGACTTGTTCGAGGCGAACACGGCTTCACCTGTGACAATCTCGTTCAACGGCGGGGCGGCGCTGACGATCAAGACCAATACGAACAATGACCCTGTCGCCGGCGGCCTCTCGGGGGTCCTGCTTGGTCGCATCAGGGGCACGACGTTCCGGCTTATCAGCGACCAGGCGAGCGCGGCGATTGTTGCGGCCGCTGAGGCTGCTGCCGCCGCGGCAGAGGCTGCTGCAAACAGCAACTATACCTTCGACACCGTCGCCCAGGCTGCAGCCGCGAGTATCCCGGCCGCCATCAACTCGATATTCGTTCGAGGCAGAGATGCGGCCGATGATGGGGTGATCTCCGTCTATGTCGACACTGACAGCGGATCGACGGACACATTCGAGTCATCCGGTGGCGATGCTCGAACCTGGTATCTCGTCGAGGAAGCGCCGAAGGTCAGATATGCAGTTGGCCTTCCGTGGGTTTCGGTGATGGAGAACCTGCGGATGCTGGGTATGGCTCCTCAGTGGGTCGACAACGGAAATGAGATCGGCAATGACGCTGATGCGGCGATCCCGATTCGCGAGATGTTTGCACAAGGGATCGGCGACGGCTTCACCAAGTTTCGTCTGCCTTCCGGAAAGACCTACAACATCGCCAGCCCAGACCCGCTCGGCACCGGTGCCCAGGAAGACAGCATCGGCGTATTTCTCGGATCCGTGGCAGGAGATATCACGCTCGACATGCGTGGGGCGGTGGTGAAGGGATTCGATACGATCCGAACGAACCCATCCAATCCGGGGGCGATGTTCTGGTTTACGTCGGCGGACACGACGGAGGGGGAAAGCGAAGAGCAGCGCTTTCATGTCGTTGGGGGCAGAATCGACGCCTCTTCTCTCACCGCGGCAACGCCAGGTGTGACGACGATCGGCGGCATGTCATTTGTCGGTCGGTTCAACGTCTTCCTTGATCACGTCATTGCGGACGCCGGCTCCACCACGCCAAGCGGGGATGCCATCGGAGTTGGCGGTGGTGATCAAGCGTTCTTCTTTTCAAATACCGCCTACGTGCATGCCCTCAACTGCATCGTGCTCGGATGGCCCGATCTGGCTTACTATTTCTCGAATAGCGGCTTGAGGGGCGCTCTGATCGAAGGGGGCCTGATCCGCGGTTGCCAGAACGGTATTGGCGCGAAACGCTTCTCCAGCCTGATCCGTGCGCTCGGCGTTCACTTCAAACTCTGCGACATCGGCATCTACAACCCAGTCGCAGACGACCTCACCAACAACATGGGCGGTAGGCTTTATGTCGACAGCTGCCTATTCGAGAAGATCCAATCGCGGCCCATCGACATCAATGCGTTGGCGAACGGGTCTGTCGTCCAGAATAACCGCGTCTACGATTGGGGGCGCCGGATTTCCGACGGTGCTGAAAACTCGCTTTCTGAGCGACTCGCCGCGTGCCGTATTCGCTCGGCGAACTGCCAGATCCAGGGCAATCACTTCGAGTTGCGCGACTGGTCGTTGACGAGCACGAGCGGGAAGGAGCAGGTGGGTCTGATCTTCGGCTTCAATGGGAGCGTTTCGGCCGGGGCCGATGACTGCTTCCACAGCGATAACTACTATAAGGGCCTTTACCAGAAGGTTCGATACGACGCGAGCACTGCGCGCAACCGCGGCGAAAACGAGCGGGGTGTCTCGATCAGCGTCAGCGATACGGATGGCGCCGACAATATTTTCCCGCATCGAATGCTCGATGACACGATGGTCACATTCGTGCCGTCTTCCAATCGGTCTGTCATCCAGATCGAGGCGCAAACGACGTCGGCAGGTTCACCCAACATCATGGTTCACTGCAATACGACAGGGTCGCCCGCCATCGCGAATTATCCCTCGGGGATGGCAACACCGGCAAACATCTCGCTTGCAACCGCCATCACGACGGTAGCGGGGGCAACGGACGGGAACTTTACCATTTCAACTGTCAGCGACGGTACGGTGCGCCTGATCAATCGTACGGGGGGCACGCTGCTGCTACGCGTTTCGGAGCTGAGCAGGTAAGGGAGAAGTCGAGTTGACACTCGCAGTGGTGGTTCCTAGAACTTTCTTCGTGGAAGTTCCAGCTTTTGAGGTCCAAACA